ATGGCAGCAAGCGAAAAACAGATTGATAATTTAGTTTCTTTAATAGATGGATATGCACAGGAAGGTGGTTACCATCTTAATGTTAACGTATTAAACAGAGATACATTACTTGATGCTCAGAAGCATCCAGAAAAATATCCACAGCTTACAATCCGTGTATCAGGATACGCTGTAAACTTTATTAAGTTAACAAAAGAACAGCAGGATGACGTTATTCACAGAACATTCCACGCAAGTTTATAAGATAACGAAAAGAAATGATCCTTTATCGCCATATCGGGGTTTCCCGGTATGGCGATTTTTTCTTGCTAATTAATGAAAAGAGTTTATAATTATAAAAAGAGTGTCTTACTCAAATATATAGTAAAAGAGGCGAGAGTTATGCATAATATAGTTTCAAAATTACTTATTTACGGAGATATGCCTAAAGATTCCATTCTTATGGAACTTAGTGACATTATTAGAGAATATAAAAGTGGTGACTATAAGAAAGATGAAATAATCACTAGGATATATAATCAGATTAAGAGAATTCTGGAAGTGTCAACAGATTATGCTTTCGATAAGAATTTGTGGCACAACTATCTTACATATTTATTAATAACAAATGAGAACCCATTTAGCTTAACATGTGAAAAGGTTGGAGCAAGTGTGGGAACAGTAAACAGTTTTGCAAAGAATGACTTTAAGCAGTTCAAGGCCTTATTTGATTATGACTTTAAGCCAATGGAAGAAGAGCTTGGTATTGACTGTTTTACAAAGATTGAAAATTATCAGGCAATTGGGAAACCTGAACTTATGTACAATAAGAATGTTAGTGAAAAGGTTAGAGATTTAAGCGAAAAGCTTGAAAGCGCTAAGGATGAAGAAGAATTTTTTGATCACGTAACACAGTTTTATAAAGATTATGGTGTTGGAATGTTTGGTCTTAATAAGGCGTTCAGAATTTCAGACAACAATGGCAAGGTTGAATTTCAGGCTATTAACAATATGGAAAAAGTTATGCTTGATGACCTGGTTGGATACGAAATTCAGAAAAAGAAACTTGTTGATAATACAGAAGCTTTTGTACAGGGAAGAAAGAGCAACAACTGCTTATTATTTGGTGACAGCGGTACAGGTAAATCTACAAGTATTAAGGCTATTGTTAACGAATACTATGATCAGGGACTTAGAATGATTGAAATATACAAGCACCAGTTTAAAGACCTTTCTAACGTTATAGCTATGATAAAGAATAGAAACTACAAGTTCATTATTTATATGGATGACCTTTCATTTGAAGAATTTGAAATTGAGTACAAGTTCTTAAAGGCAGTAATTGAGGGGGGCGTTGAAACAAAACCTGAGAATATTTTGATTTATGCAACATCTAACAGAAGACATCTTATTAAAGAAACATGGAATGACAGAAGTGATGTTCAGGTTGATAATGGAATGCATAAGTCAGATACTATGGAAGAAAAATTATCACTTGTACATAGATTTGGTGTTACAATTAACTACTCAAAACCTACACAGAAGGAATACTTTGATATTGCAATTGAATTGTGTAGAAGATTAGGCGTTGAACTTAGTGATGATGAAATCAAGGCTGAAGCAAATAAATGGGAATTAAGCCATGGTGGAATTTCAGGTAGAACAGCACAGCAGTTTGCAAACTATCTGGCAGGTCAACAGAAATAAAACATAGGACAGTATTGATGATAACTACACAATAATAGTTAATTCATGTGGATAATTGTTCAATAATAATCAACATATGTAGATAAATCTTGCAAGGTTGTTAACAAAATTAACCTTGCAAGATAAAAGAAAAATAAAAAAATAAAATTTTTTTGAAAAAAATTAAAAAAGTACTTGCATTGTTATAGTGACTGTGCTAGAATATTTTTTGTCGCGAGACATTGGCCCATCGCCAAATGGTAAGGCACTGGACTCTGACTCCAGCATTTTCAAGGTTCGAATCCTTGTGGGCCAGCTTTAAACCACTTCGTTATGAAGTGGTTTTTTTCTTTCTAAGATTATCAAAATTCATTTGTAAAGCTAAGAATATATTTATAGTCTGTAATCCTGTATCCTATTTTACACAACTGCTTGGATTGAAAGCATAGAAGTTCTTTTTGTCCATGTCTTCAGTTACCATTCGTAGAGCTTCGCCAAAACGTTGAAAATGAACAATTTCTCTTGCTCTTAAGAATTTAATAGGTTCTCGAACATCACTTTCTTTTACAAGAGTTAGGATATTATCGTATGTTTTTCTGGCTTTTTGTTCCGCAGCCATATCTTCTATAAGGTCTGCAATAGGATCACCACAAGATTGGAAGGTAGTAGCTGAGAAAGGAACACCTCCGGCAGACTGTGGCCATACGCCCAAAGTGTGGTCGACATAGTATTTCTCAAAGCCTGCAAGGTCAATGTCGTCACAAGGAAGATCCTTTACAAGCTGGGAAACAATGGAGCCAACCATTTCGAGGTGCCCAAGTTCGTTGGTGGTTCGACTATATCATTCGCTAGAATCCCCTTTGTTCTTGGGCAGTTTCGGGAATAGCTCTAGCTTAAAATCATCTTGTCTTTGGCCTTTGAAGTGTCCGTTGGCAGTTTTGGTATACACAACCTTATCCAGAATAGACTTCATTAAGTCATTTTTCAATTGAACATCATCAGAAGTTTTATAGATTTCCAAAATCTTTTTAGCCTTTGGTATAATCTCTTCCTGATGGCTAATTATTTCCCTCTCATTTGCTATTTCTTTATTAAGCTTAATAATTGCGTCTTCTGTAGAAGAAATGCTTTCAGAGACAGTTTTTTGTCTGCTTAGAAAGGTATCACTATCATATATTCCATTCTCATAAGCTTCAAATACTTTTGTCAACTGATTTTTGTATGTTATTAATTGCTTTTGCTGTTCTTCCAAGAGTTTTGTCTTGGATTCCAAAACAGAAGTGTCATACTTATTTGCTTCTTCCTTTATTTCGTATCCATCAATCCATTCCTTAATGGCAGTTAACAAAGCATCTTCAACAAGGTAAAAAGCAGAAGACACATTATGACATGTTTTTTCAGAGCATATTAGTGAAGCGGACTGACCTCTTTTTTGGTAAGGTCTTCTATACATACTTCTTCCACACATACCACATTTTATTACACCAGCAAGTGGATTGGTTATCGTTTTTGAAGGCCTTCTTGGATTTTTAGCTAATCTTTCCTGTGCTAAATCAAATGTTTCCTGAGATACAAGAGCAGGATGCTTTCCTTTGTATAGTCCATAGGATTCGTTACGTGTCCATTTATCGACGATAATTCCGTTTTCAACAACCTTTTTTCGCTTCTTTTTTCCAAAAACAATATATCCTAAATAATGTTCGTTTCTAAGCATGGTAGATATTGTTGGAATGGTCCAAACACCACCTAAGGGTTTAATTGAATATTCAGAATTTAACTTGTCTGCAATACGAGCTGTCCCTAAAAGTTCATAACTGCCATCTTCTTTTAGAATTCCCTTTGTATACCATTGAAAAATCAACTTTACAATTTCTGCTTCTCCCGGCTTAGGTTCCAGCCTATAACCTTTGGATTTTTTGTTCTTTACAATGGAATATCCAAATGGTGGTGTATGATGTATGTAATTACCTTCCTTGCAACTTGCTTCCATTCCAGCATGCAATCTTCTTTTAATAGTCTTATATTCTCTTCTTGACATATACAAGCCAAATTCAAAATATTCCTGATCAAATTCATCTGTGGGATTAAATGTTTTCATCGGGGTAATGATTAAGGTATTGGAATAAGTAAACGTCTTGGTAACTATTCCCTGATCAGAAGTATCACCACGGGCAAGACGCTCGATTTCCATAACAAGAACACCCTCCCATTTCCCATCAGATACATCATTGAGTAATCTCTGCATTTGAGGTCTTGCAGCAATGCTGTCACCGGAAACAACCTCTTCATAGATTTCACCAATTGGCAAATTTTTCTTTTTTGCTAATTCAATTAATGTATCTCTATGACGTTTTAATGTTTCTCCAAAACCTTGCAGTTCTAACTCTCTATCAGCTCTGGATTTTCTTAAATAAATACAATAAGCCATAGTATATCACTCCTTTATATTTGATTTTATTAAAAAATAGGTACAAAAATAACACCCAGCCTTTGCCAGATGTTCCATTATGTGATACAATATGACTTGTCTAGGGTGATATTGTATCACTTGGAGCTGGTCGTTAGGGGCTGGCTCTTTTATTTTAGATTCTAAAACCTTCGATTTCGAGGGGGTTGAATGTTGACTAAATATTAACTAAGTATTGACTAAACGTTGACTAAATGCTTCGATTTGATATAATATACTTAACAAGAGAACCGAAAGCTAGATTGAGCCTAGCTTCTGGTTGTGATAGTAAGTTAAGAAGTAACGTCTACCTTTACCAGAGAGAGGACGTTACTTTTTTGCATTAATGATAGCTAATACAAGAGTTATAACAGCGCAAAGCATAATTACAAATTCGAATAAATCTCCATATGTAACCATTGGCATCAGCTCCTTTCGTAGAATACAGAAGCCAGCCAACCGCCCCTTCGGTTCCCCTGGTAAGCATATTATATTTTCAAAGTGCTTTTAGTTAGTCTTTTTTCTTATGTCAAAAATTCTTAATCACACCAACTGAATTATATCCAAACTCAATAATGTAATTTTTGTGCTTTATGTAGCAACCATATTTATGCATATAAGCGTTTATGGTGTCTGCCAGGAACTGCTCTGTTACGTTTAAGAACTCAGCAGTCTCATAAAAATTAGTGCAGTGGTTCTCATAAGCTGCAATAATGCTGTCTAGATCAATCAATTTCTGATACCCCCAAAGCCTTGCTCTATGCTCCTGTTGGCGATTGGATGCAGAACTCATAGTTAATATATTCCCGTTAGAAGTATGATGATGTCCCATCTCTTCTGCCAAAACACAACGTTTCTGTGTAGAGTTTTCCAAACTATCACTTATACCAACAACACCGTCACAGTACAATCCTTTAATGTTAGGGCTGTCAAAAGAATAATCTACAACTTTTATACCATCCTCGCAGGCTTCTGATTCTAATTGTTCTAATTTATTCAAGAAATCACCTCCCCACTAGAGTATAATTTTTTAGGTGTCCCATAAAAAGGACTACTTTCTTTTATTCTTTACAAATTCAACGAAGTTTTTAATTTCTTCCATTTCTGCTTCTGAAAATTCCTCACCCTCAAAGTGTGCTGCAAGAGTGTTGACTTCTGGGAAAGAGGATTTATCTTCTATTAAATCAGAACGATTAATTCCAAAGTATTTGGCAAGAGCATCAACTTTATCCATTCTTGGAAGTCTAGTCCCGTTACACCAAGTGGAGACTGCAGATTTATTCAAATCCAAATCATTTATTAAATCAGTTTGTGTTTTTCCATTTATAGCCATATAGTGTTTTAAATTTTTTGAAAAAATTTCCTTATAAATATCTTCACTCATTTGCTAACACCTCCTTATGAAATAATAATATATCATTTAAATAAGAAAAGCAATACAAAAAGTAGAAAAAGTTTACAAAAAGTATTGACATTCTACAAAAAGTAGAGTAATATATAAGAGTACCAAGTAGTTAAGCAACATTTGAAAGGAGGAAAAACCTTGAAGATATTTGATAATATTGAAGAGGAAACAAAAAAGTCTATCAGAGATAGAATTGCAAACGCTCTGATAGACCTGATAGTAGGAATTATCCTAATAATTCTTCAAAGGCTGTTCTAGTCAGCCGGCAGGGGCGAAAGCCCTTGCTTAACCCAATGTTATCATATCTAAAAGGAAAAGTAAATATGATTAAATTTTTAGGAATGTACTTCATATGTATTGGCTTAGCTAAATTGTTATACGTATTTTATTTGAAGTACAGAGGCAAGCTTACCTAACGGCTAAACGGGGAATGGACAGAGCGGGAGCATCTATCATAACTCCCCTTATATAGGTGTTCTCGCATAAAAAGGAAAGGAGAAAATAGGTTGTTGGAAAAGAAGTTGCAAATTACTTTAGCAGCAGCTAGAGTTAATGCAGGATTTACACAGGAAGAAGTTGCAAAAAAAATGGGAATTAGCAAACAGACAATAATTAATTGGGAGAAAGGAAAAAATATTCCAGGTATTCCAGAAATGGAGATGATGTCAAAAATATATAATATGCCACAGGACTATATTTTTTTACCTTCCTATTCTACAAAAAGTAGAAAATAAAAAGAAAAGAGGAGAAACCAATGGAAGATAAACAGAAAATATGCGATTTATTAGTACCAGTATTACAGGAAACAAGAGATTTTCAGGAATTGGAAAGTTTGAAATACAACAAAGACAACGAAACAGTTGTGGCGACTTTCTGGTACGGAGCAGTGAAAACAGCAAATGTTCATATGGATTCAGGAACATCAATGATTAGAGATATTATCGAACAGATTCGTTAAATTATTTTGACGAAAACAGTTGACAAACCTCGTGCTTTACAGCACAAGGGAAACCTCGGTAAAAGTCGTATCATTATGATACCAAAACGAAAGGAGTACAGAATGATACAGACAACAATAAGAATACCAGTGGAGTTACACAAGAGGTTAAAGGAGCTGGCAAAGAAGAAAGGCTTAACAGTCAATGCCTTGATTGTGCAGGCGCTGTGGAAATTATAGGAGGATATACAATGACATTAAAATTCAAAAAGCACAGTAACGGCTGGAGCATTAAGAGAAAAAAAGAGGACACGCAGACTACCAACCTTTTATTAGATGGTACAAGAACGAGCGGGCATTAAGAATTTGGTATCACACATTTTATACAAGAGATTTTCAGTTTTAGGAGAAACCACAATGGAAGATAAAAAGAAATAAAATAGGGGCTGTGCTGGAACGTGATTAATAATTGTGATGGATTACTTCATCAAAATGTAAGTAGGAATAGGACAAATTCAAATAAACATATCGTATTAAAAAGAACAGAAGGAGGTTAGGGGATGGTAGTAGAGGAATTTAATATCGGAAGAACACAAATAATCATTCATGATGATTGTATAGTGTCTAACGAAAAAGCAGAAGAAATTTTAAAGAGATTAGGGAATACTTTCCATAATTATAATCTACGCAAAAGAGAAAGGGGTGATTGAATTGGTGGACATAATCAAAACAATTAGTAAATAACAGGAGGATAAAAAGAAACAATGGAAACAAACAAAAGACTTGAAGTAACAGAAGTAAAAAGAAAAGAGCCTGAATATACACCACTACATTCAAGCTCTTGCAAAAATAAACCACTTAAAGATTACCACATTATTGCCGAAAAGTACAGAGTACTTAACGGATTCAAGAACGTGGTAATAGGAGTAATAACAGGAGCAGTGATGTTAGTCAATGGCTGGATTGAGGTAGACAGCAAGGCAGGGCAGTTACTTGTGGCTCTGGGAATGGTGATACTGGTTACATTATTAATGCACTGTACAGATGAAATTCTTAATGAACAGGTTGATTAGAAATGGTTACAAGAAAGAAATTTGCAAGTAAACCTGAATGGCTTCTTGCAAGAAAGGGAAAGATAGGTGGTTCTGATGCAGCAGCAGTGTTGGGACTTAATCCATACAAGAACAATGTGGAGTTTTGGAATGAAATGGTTGGAATAACCAAACCAAGAGACATATCAAATGAACCGTATGTAATATATGGAAGCAGGGCAGAGGAACACATAAGAGCAATATTTGCATTGGACCACCCGGAATACAAGGTTGAATACTTTGGTGATAACATGCTTCTCAATGACAAGTATCCGTTTGCTCACGCATCACTTGATGGAGAACTAACAGAACTTGAAACCGGGAGGAAGGGCATATTTGAATGCAAGACCAGTGAGCTTTTTGGTTCAATGCACAAGGAAAAATGGGATGGTGAACACATCCCGGACAATTATTACATACAGGTGCTTCATTACCTGATGGTGACGGAATATGAGTTTGTCGAACTCAGGGCACAGATAAAGAGTGTGTGGAATAAGAGCATAAGACTAATCACAAAGGATTATCACATTGAAAGGGCAGATGTTGAGGAAGACATTGAAATAATAAAAAGGTCAGAAAGGGAGTTCATGGAGCTTGTGAAAAAAAGAAAAAAGCCGGCTCTCATTCTGCCGGAAATTTAAAACAGGAGGAATACCAAAAAGATGGAATTAAAAATTTACAATCCAACAATGGATAATGCACTAAAGCACATTGATTGGAACTTTGAGGAATTAAAAAAAGAAGTTACTGAAAAGGCAAACGTGTACAAGTCATTGGTGTACACGGATGAAAACATAAAGGAAGCAAAGGCTGACAGGGCAGCACTTAATAAGTTCAGCAAGGCATTGAATGACGGAAAGAAAGATGTCAAGAAGATGATGCTTGAACCATACAGTGTGTTTGAAGACCAGGTAAAGGAACTGATTGCACTTGTAGATGAGGCAAATGCCAACATTGACAGTCAGGTAAAGGCTTATGACCAGAAGAAAAAGGAAGAGAAGCTCATAAAGGTTGAGGAGATATATGACAAGACCTTTGCAAGTGCCGAAGAGTTGAAGGAGATACTCACATTCAAACGTGTTTTCAAGGAAAGTTATCTGAATGTGACAACAACATTAAAGTCAATAACCAATGATATGGAGCATATGAGAGACAGTGTAAGACACGACTTGGAAGTCATTAATGCTGAAACCGGTGAATATCAGTTTGAAATGAAACAGAAATACATTGAAACCCTCAACATTACAGAAGCATTGATGGTTAAACAGACATACGAGGAAAATGCAAGAAGAAAAGCCGAGTATGAGGCAAGAAGAAAGGCAGAACTTGAGGAAAGACAGGCAAGAGAAAAGGCAGAAGCTGAAAAACTTGCAGAGGCAGGAAAGAAGGAACCGGAGCAGAAGCAGGAAAGTGTTTCACAGACTGTTGAGGAAGAGGCACAGGAAGAAAGAACAGAAGAAAATCAGGAAGAGAAAACACACACAATAGTAATCAGGGTGTGTGGAACAGGAAAACAGCTCAATGCATTGGGTGAGTTCCTTACGAAAAACAACATTAAATATGAGCAGATACAGTAGGAGGAAATGAAATGGCAGTATCAAACAGTTTGGCAAAAAGACAAGAAACAAGTTTTACGGCATATTTGAAAAATGATGCAGTAAAGAATCAGATTAATGAGGTTGTTGGTGGAAAGAACGGAAAGAGATTCATCAGTTCAATAGTAAGTGCGGTTGGAAACAATCCAACATTACAGGAATGTCAAAATTCATCAATAGTAAGTGCAGCATTGCTTGGAGAGAGTCTTAATCTATCTCCAAGTCCACAGCTTGGACAGTATTACATGGTTCCGTTCAAGGATAACAAAACAGGAACAAAGGTGGCACAGTTCCAGCTTGGATACAAGGGCTACATTCAGCTGGCAATCAGATCAGGACAGTACAAGAAGTTAAATGTGCTGGCAATTAAGAAAGGTGAGTTAATCAGATTCGATCCACTTAATGAAGAAATAGAAGTAAATCTCATTTCAGATGAAAATGAGAGAGAAAAGGCAGAAACAATTGGCTATTATGCAATGTTTGAGTATGTCAATGGATTCAGGAAGGCAATGTACTGGTCAAAGGAAAAGATGAAGGCTCATGCAGTGAAGTATTCACAGGGATATGCATCAGACTTGAAGAAGGGAACAAAGTGGACCTTCTGGAGCAAGGACTTTGACGGAATGGCATACAAGACAATGTTGAGACAAATCATAAGCAAGTGGGGAATAATGAGCATTGACCTACAGACAGCACTTGACAGCGACATGACAGTAATTAATGAGGATGGAACACATACATATGTGGAAACAACACCTGTTGAGCAGACAGAAAATGAAGATTATGAGGAAGTAGTGGAGCAGACAGCTGAAGAAACAGAGAGTGTTCCAGAAGAAAAGAAAAACAATGAGGAACCGGCTGAAAACAAGGTTCAGACAGAATCAAAGCCATTCTTCAATTATTAAAAAACAGACAGTCATAAATCAAAATATATATCACAAAATTGTAAGACCTGTCACCTGAATGGTGGCAGGCAGAAAGGAGACGTGACAATGAACATTTCAGATTACATCCCTTTCGGAAAGGACAATGCGATTTCAAGAAAAAAGCTAGAGAAGGTGACAGGATTGTCAGACAGAGACATAAGGGAAGAAATTGCAATGGCCAGAAGAAACACGGTAATACTTAATCTATCCAATGGACAAGGGTATTTTCAACCAATAGAGGGCGAGGAAGATGAACTTGTCATTAAGTATTACAAGCAGGAAAGCAGCAGATTAAAGAGAATAGGTTGGTCGTTGCTGGCAACAAGGAAAAGAGTAAGGGAGATACAGAATGGCAGTTAATGCAAGGCAGAAGGGGGCAAGGTTTGAAAGACAACTTGCCGGGCATCTAAGGGAATACGGATACAGAACCAGAAGAGGTCAGCAGTATTGTGGAGCTAATGGTGATGCAGACGTTGTGGGACTTCCAGGAATACACATAGAGGCAAAACATCAGGAAAAAATGCACTTGTATGACTGGATGGAGCAGGCAAGAAGAGATTCAAGGCAGGATGAACTTCCGGCAGTGTTTCACAAGAAAAACAATGCAGACATTCTGGTGACAATGACACTTGATGATTGGATGCAGATATATAGGGAATATGAAGCAGGAAACTACATTAAGGAGGAAAGAAGCAATGAAGCACATTAACATGGAGGAGTTTGCAAACGGAGCATTCACGGTTCAGGTAAACAGGGCAATGGAAAAGGTAATGAAGAACATTCAGGATCCGAACACGGATGCTAAGGCTACAAGAAAAATCACTGTAACGATAGCATTCAAGCCGAATGAAACAAGAAATTTTGTTGCAACAGGAGTTGTGGCAAAGACATCACTTGCACCTGAATTGGGAGCAGTAACAACAATGACCTGTGGAACAAATCTTAAGACAGGAGACATTGAGGCAGTGGAAATTGGTAATGAATTACCGGGACAGATGACCTTTGATGAAAACACAATGTATGGTAATGAAGCCGTGCAGGTGGATACTGAAACAGGCGAGATAATTGGAAACAATAAAATAGTTGACTTAAGAAAAGTAGGAGAAGCATAGGAGGATTATAAAAATGATAAAGGAAGCAATGAAGTATGTAACAGAATTAAAGGAACAGGCAATGGAGCCAAAGATAGTGGAAATTAATGGAAGAACATACTGTGACAAGGAACTTAGAAGATATGACGTAAATGAAAAGGCAAGTCCGCTAACAGTGTCAACACTTACAGCATTGGTGGATTATATCAAGGGTTGTACTGAGGAGTTAAGGGACAAGATGATCATACAGATAAAGTCACCATCAGAAATAACTTTAATTTCAGGATTGGATGAAGAGAGAAACAGGGAAAAATTAATTACTGTCGAAGCAGACCTTCCACATTTCAAGGCAAACCGCTGGGTAACACAGGACAAGTTTATTCTTGAATTACAGTCAATGTTTGTAAAGACATCTGACCTTGAAGCAATAATGAAGGTTGCAGGAAACATAGAAGCAAAAACCACAGCTAATTATGGTGATGATGGTGTGACACAGAAGACAACAATCCAGCAGGGAGTTGCCAGTCGTGCAGACGTAATAGTTCCAAATCCGGTGTCACTCATTCCATACAGAACATTTCTTGAAATTACGCAGCCTGAATCAAGTTTTGTATTTAGAATTGACGGCTCTGACAACATGCCTGAGTTCACATTAATAGAAGCTGATGGTGGACTTTGGGTAAATCAGGCTAAGGCTGAAATAAAGAAGTATCTTGAAAAGAACTTAAAGGAACTTGGAACAAACATTGTAATAATGGCTTAATTTAATGAACCACCTTGTCCAGTGGGCAGGGTGGTAATGATGGAAAGAGAATAGTAATGGCAAAGGTAGGAATAGAGAGTTTCCTATTAGATTGTCACACTAACGATAACATGGCTGAAATTGAAGCAGCCTATGGCATAAAGGGATTTGCTGTAATAGTCAAACTCTGGCAGAAAATATATTCAGATAAGGGGTATTACTGTGAATGGATAGAAAGAAGCCCACTTCTGTTTTTGTCGCAATGGTTCGGTGGGAACAGCGGTGTGGATTTAAATTTAATAAACCAGGTAGTTAACCATGCCATTAAGATAGGTATTTTTAACGAGAGTATGTTCAAGAAATATGCCATTTTAACATCGGAGAGAATACAAAGACAGTATTTTGATGTTGTTAAAAGAAGAACGGAAATTCAAGTTATAGATGAATACCTTTTAGTTAGTGTTGCCAATTTTAAGGGAAATGTAAACATAATCGGGAAAAATGTATGCAGAAATGAAAAAAATGTATGCAGAAATTCAACAAGTAAAGTAAAGGAAAGCAAAGTAAAGGAAAGTAAAGAAAATATAAAGTATTTTTCCAACGAAAACCTTAATGACGTGTTTAGGCAATTTCTGGAACTTAGGGAACAAAAGGGAAGACAGATTGTTGGCTATCAGATACAGACATTGATTGAGAGACTTGAACAGGTGGCAGACACGGACGAGGAGAAAATACAGGCAGTCAAGAATGCCATAGCAGGTGATTGGAGTAATTTTTATCCTGTAAAGAAAGAGCAACAAAACAAGAAGACATTTAATGACCAAAGGCAATATGACTATCAGGCATTGGAAAGACGACTTATTGAAAACAGAGACAAGAGGAGGAAACAACAAAATGAAAGTTAAGAACATAGAAATTCGCTTAGAGGAATTGGACAGAATGGAATCGCAGATTTTATTTTCAGTTTCAATCTTATCAGCAGATGATCACGTAAGATTGGCAAGAATCAAGGAAGAGAGAGCAGAGCTTAAGGCGAAGCTGGAGAAAATGAATGAGAAAAAAGACAAGTAAGGAATTTGGTTGCATTTTAACACACGAACAGGAAGAGTTCATAAATGACGGAAGACCAAGAGACAATGCACTAAAGATTTTTAGGGCAAAGGCTTATGGCAATGGAGGAAATAAGGATGGCAAGAATGTCAAAAGAGGAACAGGCAAGACGTGAGGGTATGGCATATGCTCTGAGGCTTGCAAGAGAAAAGGGATTGGATGCCTTGGAAGCAGACCTGAAAATGAGAAATGCCATTGATCTACCTTTAAGGGTATCAAAGGCAGACTTAGACAAATTCAGTGACAATGTTAAGTACAACACAGTTTTGTATGTAAAAATCCTAATGGCTGTAACAATGCATGATGAATTTGGTTTTGGTAACAAAAGAATAAAGCAGATGTTTGAGAGATTCGACAACAAGGCTGAATGCATTGCAGAGGATTACAGCACATGGGAAGAGCAGATAAGCATAATTGCAGAAGAATGTGGAATAGACATGGACAGCGAAAGAAGAGACTTAAGAACAGTGATTAAATAAATTAATTTAAAGACAAAGGAGTAAATAACCAATGAAGAATACACTATCAGATTTGAACAACTATTTGTTTGAAGCAATTGAAAGAATAAATGATGATGAGCTGTCAATGGAAGAACTTGATAAGGAAATCAAGAGAAGTGAATCGGTCAACAAGATTGCCAAGACAATCATTGATAATGGAAACCTGGCATTGCAGGCGAAAAAGCACTTTGATGAATACGGAAGCGGTGAGGATGTTGAAATCCCATTGCTTGGAATAACAAACAAATGAATGGAGAGCTGTAAGTAATGTATGGAATGAAATACACGGATGAAATGAAGCAATTCATTCTGGATAATTACAAGGAAAGATATAACCAGGAGCTTGCAGACCTGTTTAATCAGAAGTTCAATACCAACATAACAAGTAGAATGATTAAATCATACAAGGCAAACAATAAATTAAATTCAGGATTAACCGGCAAGTTCAGAAAGGGGCAGACACCACACAACAAGGGCAAGAAAATGCCAAAGGAAGTCTATGAAAAAGTAAAACACACAATGTTTGCAAAGGGCAACGTTCCACCAAACCACAGACCTGTTGGAAGTGAAAGAATTTCAAAAGACGGATACATAGAGGTTAAGGTTGCGGAGCCTAACAAGTGGAGATTAAAGCAGAGAGTTGTGTATGAAGAAGCTAAGGGAAAAATTCCCGAAGGCTGCACAATAATATTCCTTGATGGAAATAAGCAAAATTGCAACATTGACAATCTAAGGTGCATAACCCGGTCGGAACTACTATATCTCAACTGCAACGGGTTGAACAATTCAAATGAGATTACGGAAACTGGGATTCTAATGGCAAGGTTAGACATAACCAAGAACAAAAAGAAGCAGGAACTAAAGGACAAAAATGTTAAGAAATGTTAAGGAGTGAGAGAATGTTAAATATAGAGAAATTTGAAGATGAATTGATTAATATGGGAGTAATCAACCCAAAAATAATGATAGGCTTTAGCAAAGATGGAAAATTGCTTAATTGTAGATTCGCTAAATGCAGTGATTGTAAAGAAATACTTATGGCACAACTCAATATTTCAAAGGAAGAGTATTACAAAGAAAGCTGCAGAAAAAACATATTAAAATGGTTGCTTTCAGAATACAAAGAGCCAGAGATTGATTGGAGCAAGGTCAAGGTTGATACACCGATATTAGTTAGTGAAGATGCAAAAGGATGGAACAAAAGACATTTTGCTGGATTTAAAAACGGAAAAGTCTATGCTTGGCATGACGGTTTAACTTCTTGGTCGGCTATAGGAGGATGTGAGCGAAGTTGGAAATATGCAAAACTAGCAGAAAGTGAGGAAACAGTATGGCAAAGGTCAGAATTACAAAAGAATTAGATTCAAGAAGTATGCAATATTTTAAATTAACCAAGAAACGTGGAAAGATTACAGATAGAGAAGCGTTTGAAGCAATGGAAGAATCTTACTATTTTGGGGAATACTTAATTCGATTCAATGTTCCAGAAGAAGCACCAATGGATTTGTATGAAGATGGTGATGAGTGGAGATTGTATGCAGTGAAAGAGTTGTTGGAAGAAGAAATATACAAAGCTCATCAGGAAGGCTATGAAGAATGCAAAGAAGATTTTAACCTTGAAAATAACGGATGGATTCCGTGCAGTGAGAGACTGCCTGAGACTTTAGAATCAGAAGCAAAAGCATATTTGACAATTAACAAAGAGGGAGAGATGGCAGTGTCTTATTATCATCATGGTTGGTCAAATGGCTATGAAAGTGTATTTGATATTATTGCATGGCAACCACTACCAGAGCTATACAGGGAGGAGCAGGAAGATGAACAATAACGGTTTAATAAGCAGGCAAACAGCAATAGATAAATTATTTGAATATGCAGAAAGTAAATTTCAGTCCGGCGAGATAGAACTTGCTAACGGAATATTAAAAGCAAAATGCTTTTTGGAGAGCCCATGCAATATTCCAACAGCCTATAACGTGGATAAGGTTTTAGAACAATTGGAATATAGCAGAGTGACTAATACTGGTATAGCGGGCTATCACAAAGTGGTCGAGATAGTGAAAGGCGGTGGAATAGATGCTTGATAGTACAACAGTAAATAGATTTAACTATAACATTAATGCAGTAAGCGGGACTTTGAGAAAGTCACATCCTAAAAGCAAGATAACCATAAGAGGGTTGTTAGACAAGCCATATATTTTTAATGATGAAAAACCTAGATTATTCCAATATGATAATACAGAAATCGTAGTTCTTCAAGTGATGCTTATTGGAGATAACAAGGCAATTGTAGAATATGTTAACAAAAATGATTTTGAAAAGGAGAACGAATAGAATGACAAGTTACGAATTTGAGAAGGCTGCAAAGAATGCGGTGATTAAAGTATTAAACGAAAATATTAACATTAGCGAATTAGACCTAGTGTGGTTTGCACACGAATTAGATTATAAGAAGTGTACTATTTGGGGACAGCCAATGGGTGATAAATATGCAGAAGTTACATACAACAGAGCTAAGGATGAAATATATGTTGATATTTATAAAAAGATTAGCAATACAAAAATTCCAAGAGAAGAATTTGATATGGAAGCGTGGTGATTAGATGTCGATAATTAACACATTGGCAATAGTCCTGGTAATCGGAGCAGTGTTCGTCTTGTGGGCGATATGTAAGTTGCAGGATAAGGATTAGAAACAAAGGTACATTGACAATTGAATATTGGTAGTTGGAATGGTATAATTTTTTTATCATAAAAGGGAGAGGAAAGAAATGCCGAAAGAAGCATTAAATATATTGAAAGAAATTTGGGAGATATTTAAATCTTTATTACCACTGACAGTTGCACTAATAACGATATTTGTTAATAACAGAAATCAAAGAAAAAAACAACAATATGATAAAAGAGTTAAATATGTAGATGATATTCAACAAAGAATTATGGAATTAAATAGTTTGATATGGGGTGCTGGTGCAGATATTCTTGAAGCTATACAAAGAGTTGGAAATAGAGAAGAGCATGATCATTATATGGAAAAATATTTAAAGGATATTCAACTAATGCTAATTAGAGGACGCGAAATAAAGGGAATTTGTGAGATAACCTCTATAATTTTAAAAGACAAAAGTTGCATATTTGAGGATATGTTTGATATGCTGAGAAATTTAAACAAAAAGTATTTAGATGTAATCAGTTGGTATAATGAACAGGCAGGAAAAACACCATTACGTAAATTTGAAGAATTATGTGATCAAGCACAATGTCAGCTTATTGATATAAGTCAAGAGGCAGAAGAAAGTTTGATAAATTTTTGTATAAAAATAAAATCTTAAAAACAGACCAACTACCAATATTCGGTGGTTGGTTTTTTTATGCAGAAAAATAGAGAAAGGAATGGTAAAGTGACTAGAAAAGAACTGGAAGCGTACAAGGTCAATGAAAGACTGATTGAACGCAATATGAAAAAAATTGAAGATGAAAAGTACAAGGATATTCCGACAGTGTACGGGAAAGTCAGAAGTTCAATGAATGAACATCCTTACATTGAAACTCATATGGCGGTTCAGATGGAAGAACCTGTGGAATCAGATAGGCGAATACGTAATCTGGAAAAGTGGGAGCAGGAAGTCAGCAAAGCCAAGAGTGATAATACAAAGGTGGAAGAGTTTATTGATAATATAGACAATGTAACAATAAAGGAAATATTTGTTTTAAGATACATTGAGGGAAAGAAAGTTTCAGAGGTTGCAAAAGATGTGGGATATACTCATGGTAGGGTTTCTCAAATAATATCAAAATTGCTGAAAGATTAACCAAATTAACACAATTAACAAAAGCAGTATGATATAATTAACCTGTTGAAGTTTGAAGAAATGATAGTATCCTGTCATTTTTTGAAATTTTCCCCTAAAGTTTTTTTTGAGAGCAGTCTTCGGGCTGTTCTTTTTTGTTGAAAATTGTATATTTTGGGTATATGATTAAAGAAAAACTTGTAGAGAACAAAAGAATGGGAGAAAAAGAATTTTTATCAGCGTTAAATGATTTTAGAATACCAGAAATATCAGAAGACACAAAATTTTGGATGATTAGAACAAAAAAAGGATGTTTTTATGATGAATTTATTAGTAAAAGGTTTGTAGCAATAGGATGGAATGTTATAGATAAAAAAACGGACAAGAGTGAGAGTAATCAGGAAACGTTAAAAAGTTATTTGGAGGAGAAGTACGGAGAAAAGCGTCCCCAAATGGCGATAAATAAATGTATAAAGTTTATCAGTGAAATAGAGGAAGGCGATATTATAATAATTCCCAACAAAGGGACTAAAAAAATAACTTTTGCAAAAGCAGGAGGATATTATGAAGAACATTTTAGTGAAGAAGAAGAGTTGCGTGTCATAGAAGCAATTGAAGATAGAGAATGGGAAGTTAAACAGATAGAGTGTCCATATAACAAGAGAAGAAGAATGGAAATATTAAAAACTATATCTGTAAGTGAAGTAAACATACATCTGTATATGGCTTTAACTAATTATCATGGTTTAAGTAGTATGCAAGAGTATGCCAAAATGATACTTGATAGCATATATCCATTGTACATATATAATAATATTTGTTCATTACAGATAGGAATAAACAACAAGAATGAAATAAATGCGAATGCCATTTCTTTGCTTGTTGCGGGAGTTACCGGATGTTTAAAAGGGGTATCTGGTGAAGAAGATATATATGCTACAATGAATTTAAATTCTCCAGGGAAAATATCCTGTTGGTTTTCAAAAGAAGGTAAACAAGACAGTAATGGAAAAAATGTATTTGATGCATTAAAAAATGGAAAAAGTAAAGCAATGTTATTGCTATTAATCGTAGCCATAACAGGGGGGCAAGCAAAAGTTGGTAGTGTTGAGTTGTCCTTGCCGGGAATTGTTAAAACCATAGAGGATGTAAAAACAATAGATACAAATGTTAAAAAGAAAGAAATAGAAGTTGAAAAACTTGAAATTGATAATTTTGAAGAAAAATATGACATTTACAAAAAGTTAAAAGATGATAATATAGACATAAACGAATTTAAGAATGATTTAGACAAGATTATAAGAGCAGGGGAAGACTTAAATTTGGGGTTTAACAAGTTGACTGATAATTAATAGAGGAGGTGTACATATGAGAATTATTTTGTTTGTATGCGTTTTTTTATTTACATTATCGTGTTTGTTTTCTGTCGAAGACAAATTTCTAGATATGGATAGGATATTTATGGTCAAAAAAAAGGCAATAATTGTTTATGTTACAGGTAGTCTTTTAGCTCTTATTGTTGCAATATTATATGATAGTTTGATTTATTAAAAGAAACTCACACCCTTCGGAGAATGCTGTTGGCATAAAACAGTGTTATTCCGAAGGGTGTTTTTTAATGCAAAAAATTAGTAAAGAAAGGGGCGGTTGCAGTGACTGACAGACAAGTTATATTTGCAAATGAATATTTGATTGATCTGAATGGAACAAGGGCGTATAAGGAAGCATATCCACACGTCAAAAATGATAATACAGCAGCAGCGGCAGCCGCTCGTCTTATGAATGTTCCGGAGATTAAGGAATACATAGATGAAAGAATTAAGGACAGGTTGGAAAGAATTGAGGTTACGCAAGATGATGTGATTCAGGAGCTTGCAGCAGTTGCCTTTGCCAATGGTTCTGAGTATGCCAAGGTTGTGACTAAGCCGGTGATGATGAAGACACCGGATGGTGATTATGTCCCGGCATTGGATAGTGAAGGAAATCAGATGTATTATCAGGCAGTTGAGATTACTGAAACTGATGAGCTTTCAAGAAGACAGATTAAGGCTATTTCAGGTATTAAGCAGGGTAAGAATGGAATAGAGCTGACTACCTATGACAAGGTAAAGGCTTTGGAACTGTTGGGAAGACATTTAGGAATGTTTAAGGATAAGGTTGAGGTGTCAGGAAATGTTAATAATCCTTTTGAGGGATTAAGTACTGAACAACTGCTTAGATTGGCAGGTGAGGACCTTGAATCTGAATAAGAATTTAGTAAAGCTTTATGCAAGGGTAGAGCTGGCAAGAAGAAATTTTTGGCAGTACTGCAAATTAAAGGCTCCTGACTTCTACAAGGAAGACAGGGGTTTTTTACGTGATTTCTGTAATGAGTTGCAGCAGTTCATAAAATCAGATTATGAAGTAATGGTTGTTAATATGCCACCAAGACATGGAAAGTCCAGAACTGTTGGCAATTTTGTTGAATGGGTTCTTGGAAATGACCAAACACAGAAGATTATGACAGGCTCATACAATGAAACATTGTCTACAACGTTTTCAAAGGGCGTGAGAAACACGATTCTTGAAACAAAGGCAGATGAAAACAAGGCTGTTTATTCAGATGTGTTCCCGGGAGTAACCATTAAACGTGGTGATGGTGCAATGAATATGTGGTCACTTGAAAATGGCTATAACAATTATTTGGCAACATCCCCAACAGGAACGGCAACAGGTTTTGGTGCAACGTTAATGATTATTGATGACTTGATTAAGTCAGCACTGGAAGCTAATAATGCAAATATTCTGGATAATCATTGGACCTGGTTTACGGACACAATGATGTCAAGACTTGAAGAGGGTGGCAAGATTATCATTGTAATGACAAGATGGCATAGTTTGGATTTGGCTGGCAGGGCATTGGAACACTTTAAGAGCATAGGCGTAAAGGTAAGGCATATATGCTATAAGGCTGTTAAGAAAGATGGAACAATGCTTTGTCCTGAAATTTTGTCAAAAAGATCATACGAAAATAAAAAGATGTCAATGGGAATAGATATTGCAGAAGCAAACTATCAGCAGAATCCTATTGACATAAAGGGCAGAATGTACACTTCATTTAAGACGTACAAAGAAATGCCACAATTTAAGCAGATTAGAAATTATACAGATACCGCAGATGAAGGTAAGGATTACTTATGCAGTATTAACTACGGAGTAACATTTGACAATGAAGCGTACGTACTTGATGTTATATATACGCAGGAACCAATGGAAGTTACAGAGCCGTTAACAGCTAAGCTGTTATTTGATGGAAATGTAAATATTGCAAGAATCGAATCAAATAATGGTGGTAGAGGATTTGCCAGAAGTGTTAAGAGAATACTTCAGGATGAATTAAAAAGTAACAAGACAGTTATTAAGTGGTTTACACAGCATAACAACAAGAATGCAAGAATTTTTTCAAATTCAGCGTGGGTAATGCAACACATATATTTTCCTGAAGACTGGAAGAACAGATGGCCTGATTATTATAAGGCAATGTCAAGGTATCAGAGAGAAGGAAAAAATGATCATGACGATGCACAGGATGCAACAACAGGAATTGCAGAGGATTGTGCTAAGAAGTCTGACGGATTATCAGTATTAAAGTAAAGAGGTGAAACAAGTGGATTTAGTTAGAATGAAGGAATTATTAAGTCAGTATATGCCGGGGCATGCAATATATATGGTTAAATGTGATATTGCTGACAGATATTACAGAAATCAGAGTGACGTGCTATATGGTCCTAAAAAGGAAGATGAAGAAGGTCATCCGTTGAGAAATGCAGACAACAGAATACCCCGCAACTTTCACGGATTGATAGTTAACCAGAAAGCAGCTTATGCATTCACTACACCGCCTACGTTTGATGTTGGTAATTCAAAGGCTAATGCAGAAATATTAAATGCCTTAGGGGATGAATATAGAAAAGAGTGTATGGAGCTTTGTGTTAATGCAGCCAATGCAGGTGTTGCATGGATTCATTATTGGACAAATGAGCTAAATGAATTTGAGTGGGCAGTTATTGATAGCAAACAGATTGTTCCGATATGGAATAAGTCAGCAAAACAGAAGCTGATAGGAGCATTAAGAGTATATACACAGATAGATGAAGCAGATGGTAAAAACTACACAATATATGAATATTGGAACAAAGAGGAATGTCAGGTATACAGAAGACTTCAATCAGATTTAAATTATGACAACTTAACAGATTATGCAATATTTGAGAATCCGACAACAGGAGAACTCGTAAGTGAGTATAGTCACGGAATGGAGGAAATACCTTTTATTCCGTTTTTTAATAATAACATTAAGTCTTCTGACCTTGATAACATTAAGCCTTTGATTGATGTGTACGACAAGGTGTTTAGTGGCTTTATTAATGACCTTGAAGATGTTCAGGAGCTTATATTTGTTCTTTCCGGATATGGTGGAACAGATTTAAATGGATTCCTGCAGGATTTGAAGAAATACAAGGTTATAAAAATGGATTCAGATGAAGGTGCAGGTGTAAGCACTCTTAACATTGAGATTCCTATTGAAGCAAGAAACAGTGTTCTTGATGCCACAAGAAAGGCTATTTTCGAACAGGGGCAGGGATTTGATCCAAGACCTGAAAATTTTGGTAATCAGTCAGGAGAGGCTCTTAAGTTTATGTATTCATTATTGGAAATGAAAACAGGTTTAATGGAAACAGAGTTTCAGTTAGGTTTTGCCAAGCTGGTAAGAGCAATCTGCAACTTTAAGAACATTAAGTGTGACAACATTGTTCAGACATGGACAAGAACCTGTATTAAGAATGAGCAGGAGCAGGCGGCAATATGTAAGGACAGTGTTGGAATCATTAGCCAGAAAACTATACTTAAGAATCATCCGTTTGTTGAGGACGTTGAAGCAGAACTTAAACAGCTAAAGAAGGAAAATGAAGAAAAAATACAGAACGCTGACATATATCAGCAGATGTTTACAAAAAAGTCAAATGAAGATGATGACAATGTTGATGATTCGGCTAAAAATGATGATAACTCAGTAGGTGGAGCAAATGAAGAATAGTGAATACTGGAAGAACAGGTTCGTTGAAATGGAGGAAGCAACACATCAGACTTCCTTAAAGAAGACAATGGATATTCAGGAGCAGTTTGATAAGTCTCAGAAGATAATCGAAGAAAAGATAAATGCCTGGTATCAGAGGTATGCGAATAACAATAACATATCTCTGTTGGAAGCAAGAAAGTCCCTTAATGACAAGGAATTAAAGGAACTTAAGTGGGATGTAGAGGAATACATAAAAAAGGGCAGGGAAAACGCTTTTTCAGGTGAATGGGTAAAGGAACTTGAAAATGCATCTGCCAAGGCTCACATAAGCAGGCTTGAAGCGTTGGAGTTACAGTGTAGACAGCAGGCAGAAACAGCTTTTGGAAACCTGAATGATGAAGTAAGTAAGCACATAAAGGATGTTTACAAGGATAGTTATTACAGAACAGCCTTTGAAATTCAAAAGGGTGTGGGTGTTGGTTCAAATTTTGCAACTTTAAATGACAAGCTAATTGAAAAAGTGGTAAATAAGCCTTGGTTAGCTGATGGTAAGAATTTCAGTGACAGAATATGGGGCAACAAGACACAGCTTATAAATCAGTTACACACAAGTTTAAGCCAGATGTGTATTACAGGTGCAGGACCAGATAAGGCAATAAGTCAAATTGCAAGTAAGATGAATGTAAGCAAGGCTAATGCAGGCAGACTTGTAATGACTGAATCGGCTTATTTTAGTTCAACAGCGCAAAGAGAATGTTTTAAGGAGTTGGATGTTGAAAGATATGAGATTGTAGCCACATTGGACGGTCACACATCAGACATCTGCCAGGAAATGGATGGCAAAGTATTCAAGATGAGCGAATATGAAGAGGGTGTAACAGCTCCGCCATTTCACGTTAACTGTAGAAGCTGCACAGCACCTTATTTTGATGATGAATTTACCAAAGGTGAGCAAAGAGCTGCAAGAGATGAAGAGGGTGATACGTATTATGTTCCTGCGGATATGACGTATAAGGAATGGAAGAAAAAATATGTAAAATCAGAGCTTAGAGAAAGGTCACTTAGAACAAAACGTAGTTTCCAAAAAGGTGCAGGAAAGAAATATGAAGACAAGTATAATTATGGAGTTAATTGGAAAGTGGTAAAATCAAAAGAATACAGTGCAAAGTTTAGCAAAATATCAGATGATGAAAAAGTAACTAGTTTAATTGCAAAGAGAAGTAGAGATGCATTAAAAAACAGAGATGGAAAGAAAACGGAAGAACTTTATGCAATAAGTTTAACAACAGGAAAAGACGTTTCTTCAATAACGGATCAGCATATTCCTTTTGGTATCAACAGAACATTTAAATTTGATAAAGATGTTAAAAGGGCAGAAGATAACGATGAAAAAGTATTATTAATACATAATCATCCAAGAGGTTTGCCACCGAGTGTTTCTGATTTAAATGAATTACTAAATCACAAGAATGTTTCGGGAATTACAGTAGGAAGTAATGGAAGTATTTACTACTATTCAAAGCCTAACGATGAAATAAATGAAGAAGATTTTACTGTTGCAGAAAAACATTTTAAGCAGTATACTGATGATGTAGCAAGATATGAAAAAACTATGGAATTGTTAGCTAAAAGATATGAGTTTGTTTTTTTGAAATTATAGGAGGATAAATAATATGGATAAAGAAAGAATATGTGATGATAGACCAATAGAACCCAGTGAGGAAATTAAAAAAATGTCTGAGGAAGAGTTAGAGCAGGAATTTCAAAGAAGATTTGGAGATATTTGTGATGAGTAACACCATCTAGTCAAAGGCTAGGTGGTATTTTTATACCCAAAATCAGAAAGGACAAGTATGTACAAGGAAGAATTACAGGAACAGATCACAAGATGCAGGGATATGCAGAGTAAATGTAGAATAGATGATATTGATACATTTATTAGGCTTAGTAACAGAATAGAGGAGTTGACAGGTAAAATTGATAAAACTGAAAAACAGTTAGTTGTTCCAGTGCAAAATGACGAAAATAAAATAGAAATGTTCTAAAATATAGTAAGTTTCTCTTTTATATGGTAAAATATAAAAAATATTTATGGGAGGAAGAATATATGAGTGAAACTAAAGCTAAAAAGGGGCATGGTTGTCTAATCTGTCTAATTGTATTTATAGGATTTATTGTTGCAGTAACATTTGGAATTATTCAGACGATAAATCATCCAGAACTTTATGAAGAAAAAAGCAAAGTTGAAGAAGCGGTTGGATGTTCAAAAGAAGAAGCAAAATCAATTGAAGACATTTTAAAGAAATGTGACATTACAGATTATCAGGACGTTAAAGCGGATGAGGGTCTTAATGGAGCGTGGAAGAAGAATGATAAGGGCTATAGAGTAGATGCACAAAGTGGAAATGAAGTGTTAATGTGGCTTAATCAGAAAAACAAGGTAATAGTATTAAAATATGGTGATAATGTTTTATATAAAAAAGGAAAAGTCAAAGCTAAATTATCAGATTATACTTTAACAAATGATGAAATAGTTAACTGGCAGGTGGAATGTCAAAGTCAGGTTGAAGCAATGCTAAAATCACCAAGTTCGGCAAAATTTGGTGGATGGAAATATGGAAAAGATAAAAAGCAAATAGTAGTGCAGGGATATGTTGATGCTGAAAATAGTTTTGGAGCAGAAATAAGAAGCCAATTTCAGTTTAAAATTAATAGAAAAACTGAAGCAATAACATCATTTATATTTGATGGACAAGAATTGATGCAGTAAAGAATTTAATAACGTTAATCAGAGAGCTTAGAAATAGGCTCTCTTTTTATATGCCTTTTTCTGTAGGCACTAAAGAACAGAAATACCTTGCCGAAGGTATATCGGTAGAATCCAATCACCAGTAGAACTGGAATAAAACATCTATGGAGGTAGTAAAAATGGAATGGTTAAAGGAATTGCTTGAAAAAGCACAGATTACAGATGGAAAGCTTAATGTTGATGAAGTAATGGAAGCTGCAAAGAAAGAGTTTCCTAAGCACGCTGTACCAAAGAACGTGTTTAATGATAAATGCGAGGAACTGAAGACAGCTAATGCAACAATCACAACATTAAAGAAGGAAAATGGAGACAATGAAGAACTCCAGAATAAGATTAAAGATTATGAAACAGAAATCGGAAATCTTAAGACTGCTGCGATTAATGCAACAAAGCAGTATGCATTAAAGGAACAGCTTACAAAGTCGGGAGTATTGGATCCTGATTATCTTATCTATAAGGCTGGTGGAATTGATAAGTTTACATTTGACAAGGACAACAATCCTATTGATGTTGACGAATCAATTAAGGCTTACAGGGAAGATAAGACTATGGCACATCTGTTTAAGCAGAAAGCAGGATATGAACCTAGCAAGGGTGGAAGTCCTACAAAGAATCCTTTTGCCAAGGAAACATTTAACTTAACAGAGCAGGGCAAGCTGCTTAAGGAGAATCCGGCACAGGCCAAGGAAATGGCAGCAGCAGCCGGAATTACAATTTAATGAAAAATTTAGGAAAGGTAGGTATTAGAAATGCCAGGAACAACATTACAGGACGTAATTGTACCGGAGTTATTTACTCCATACGTATTAAACAGAACAATGGAATTATCAGCATTATTTAATAGTGGAATTGTTACAAACAATGCTGAATTTGATGCTTTGGCTTCTCAGGCATCACCATTAGTAACTATGCCATTCTTCGAGGATTTAACAGGAGAATCAGAGCAGGTAATTGAAGGAGCAGACCTTGAAGATAACAAAATTACTTCAAACAAGGATGTGGCAGCAGTATTAAGAAGAGCAAAAATGTGGAGCGCAACAGATTTATCAGCAGCACTTTCAGGAGCAGATCCAATGAAAGCAATCGGTGATTTGGTTGCACAGTTCTGGGCAAGAGATATGCAGAAGGAACTTATTGCAATTCTTAATGGTGTGTTTGGAACAATTCCGGAAGTTAAGGAACCACAGAAGGCAGCAGAAACAAGACTTGCATCTAATCTTTTAGATATTTCAGGTAATTCAGGAAATGCAGCTAATTGGAGTGGTTCAGCATTTATTGATGCAGAACAGAAGTTAGGAGATGCTAAAGCGCAGCTTACAGGCATCTGTATGCATTCAGCTACAGAAGCATACCTTAAGAAACAGAATCTTATCGAAACAGTACAGCCATCAAACGATGTAACATTTGGTACATATCAGGGTAAGAGAGTAATTATTGATGATGGATGTCCATATGATTCAAAAACTAAGGCTTACACAACATATCTTTTTGGTAATGGAGCAGTTGCATTAGGCAACGGAAATCCTGAAGGATTTGTTCCAACTGAAACTGATAGAGCAAAGAGAAAGGGTTCAGGTGTTGATTACCTTATTAACAGAAGAACAACAATTCTTCATCCTAGAGGAATTGCCTTTACTAACGCAAATGTGGCAAAGACAGAAGGTCCTTCAAGAGTAGAACTTGCAGACCCAGCTAACTGGAATCCTGTTTATGAGCCTAAGCAGATTAGAATTGTTGCATTTAAACATAAATTAGGATAAGGAGGGCATTACCTATGGCAGTAAAAACAGTACAGGTTGTAATTAACGGACAAACCCATACACTGACATATAATGCCACAACTAAGAAGTATGAGGCTACAATAACAGCTCCGTCAACATCATCATACAATCAGAATGGACATTATTATAATGTTAAGGTTAAGGCTACTGATGAAGCTGGAAACAGTGTGACAAAGGATGCAACGGACACAACACTTGGTTCAAGCTTACAGCTTAAGGTTAAGGAAAAGGTTGCACCTGTTATTTCAATAACAGCACCTTCATCTTCTGCTAAGTTGACTAATAACAAGCCTGTTATTAACTGGACTGTTACAGATGCAGATTCAGGTGTTAATCCATCAACAATTAAGCTTATTATTGATAGCCAGATAATTACAACAGGAATTACTAAGACACAGTCAGGAAAGAATTATACATGTAGTTATACACCAACTACAGCTTTGTCAGATGGAACTCACACAATTAAGGTATCCGCAAGTGATTATGATGGTAATGTTGCAACTCAGAAGAGTGTAACATTTACTGTTGACACTGTTCCACCTGAATTGTCAGTATCAGCACCGGTTGACAATCTTGTTACAAATCAGTCATCTCTTGTTGTTAAGGGTACTACTAATGATGTTACAAGCTCACCGGTAACTCTTACTATTAAGCTTAATGGTGGAACTGAACAGACTGTTGAAGTTGGAAGTGATGGAAGCTTTACAAAGACACTTACATTATTGACAGGAGAAAATACCATTGTCATTACGGCAAAGGATGGAGCAGGAAAGACATCTACAGTTACAAAGAAGGTTGTACTTGACCAGACTGCACCGGTTATTCAGTCAGTTACTATTTCGCCAAATCCAGTTAATGCCGGCGCAACATATACAATTTCTGTGGAGGTTACAGATTAAATGGTAGTAAGGCTTATTGGTAAGGTTGAAGGTCAGGATGTTATCTTTACAAGGTTGAAGGGAGACATCTGGACCGCCGAGGTACCGGCACAAAAGAGTGGAAGGTATGTAAAATGGAACTTACTGCATTTGATGAAGCCGGGAACATAGCATATTGTACTGATGTGTTATTTTCTTATGATGCAACGGCAATGAAATTTACCATTGAGCCATTACCATACCAATGTACATACATTAATGATGATTATGAAATTGGTTTTGTAACGTCAGAATATGACATTGAAAAGGAAAATGGTAATTATTTTTCTGAATTGTCAGAAAGCAGTTTTTGTATAGAACTATTAAGAAGAGGTGATGCGTGTGAACATTAACTTTATTTTAGGTGAGGACAAGTATTTAAAATTTCTTGTTAAGTCTACAAAGAATGAGGAATTTGAAATATCAAGGGCAACATATAAGCTCTATAAGGACAGGGAACTTGAAACAGAAGGAAACTGCACCATAAATGAGCATTGCATTACGGTGAAGTTGAATCCTTTAAGTAAGTCAATGCGATATTGTTTGGAGATTACATATTATATTGCTGATGAAATACTGAAAAAGAGAGTACAAATTGAGGTGGTTTGATGAATAAAAACATCATTATTGATGCAAAGTTAAGTAAGCAGATTGTAAACTGTGGAGAAACATTTTCAATATCCGTCTCAATTATTTCGAATGATTATTTATCATTGTATAAGCACTCTGAGTTAAAGTCATACACGCATTCACAGCTAAAGGAAGGAGATGGAGTTATTGGAAGATAAGGTCATAGAATTATTGAAGAACATTGGCTATGAGTATTCAGAAGATGATTATTCATTATTGATGTTCTGCATTGATAAGGTTGTTTCTGAGTTAAATTCCAGATGCCATGTTAAGAAACTTCCAAAGGGATTGTTTGAATCAGCCTGTGAAAGAGTGTGCGGTGAATTTTTGTATTTGCTTAAAACAACAGGTAAGCTTGAAGAATTTGACTTAGAGCAGGCAGTAAGTTCTGTAAAGGTAGGAGATACTTCTGTTAATTTCAGTGGCACATCTTCTGATGAGGCTTTTAATGTTATGCTGAACAGATTAAGGTGCAGTGGAGAGGAGCTGGTTAAATGCTTTCGAAAAATACAGTTTTAAGAACCAGAAAGGCAATAGAAATGTCATATGACTTTAGGGCTGATATTTTTGAAAAGAAAAAGGTTGTTGTTTCTTCTGTGACTAACTTTAAAGAGGTAATGGTGCAGTCAGATGTTTGTTGCAGACTTTCTTACAGCAATATAAGTTCCAATTCAGAGAATGAGGCTGATTCAGATGTTACTCAGGTCATTAAATTGTTTATGGCACCTGAAATCAATGTTAAGCCGGGTTCTAAAATATTGGTAAAGGGCGTTGGTGGTGTGGTAGCCTACAAAAGTAGTGGAAGACCTGCGGTTTATCCTACACATCAGGAGATTTTGCTTGATTTGTTGGAGGATAAGGCGTGAGTGATTCTAAAATTGATTGTAAGCAGTTGGAGCAGTTAAGGGACAGTCTTGAAGCAATGGCAAGAAACTCTGATGATTTTTTTGAAGATGCATCAAGGGAGATTGCTGCAAGACTTCTTGCAAAAGTAATTAAAAGAACTCCGGTAGGTACGTATCCTTCCAATTCAGGAAAAGTAGGTGGAACGCTTAGAAGAGGATGGACGGCTGGAACCAATCAGGCTGCAACGTCTTATGCAGATTCTCTTACTGTTCATCATTTCGGTGATACATATGTAATAGAGATTATCAATCCTGTTGAATATGCATCATATGTTGAGTTTGGCCATAGAACGGCAAACGGGACAGGATGGGTTGAAGGAAAGTATATGCTTACTTTGTCTGAACAAGAGATTAGGCAGAGTGCCCCGGGTATTCTTGAAGCTAAGTTGAAAAAATGGTTATCAGGAGCAGTTAAATGATAAGTAAGATGATTGAAGGGATTGTAAGACAGATAAGGCAGTCCTACGGTGAAGAAAAATATGAGATATATACAGAAGCAGTGAAACAGAGCCTAAAAGAGCCTTGTTTTTCTGTTTTGTGCTTAAATCCTTCCTTAAGACGTAAACTTGGACCACGATTTCTAAAGACAGTTCCATTTATTATCAGGTATTGGCCTAAGAGTGATAATTGTCATGGTGAAGGAATGGAAGTGCTGGAAGAATTACAGTACTTGTTAAAGGATATTGAGGTTGATGGATTTAAGCTTCATTCAGCAGAAATGACAGGTCAGATGGTTGACGGTGTTTTACAGTTTCAGGTAACTTATGAAACATTTGTTATGGAGAAACAGGAAGACAAGGATAAGTTTGAAAGTTATGAAATAAGAACAGGTGTAGGAGGTTTAACAGATGGAAGCAAAGAATAAGGCATCTGTAAAATACGGAAAAAGCGAATTGATGAAGTCAAAAAGGTTTTTACAGGACAGGGATATTTTAAACGCTCTGTTGAATGATGAAGATGAATATTCCGTTGAAGAAGCAGATGATATTTTGAAAAAATGGAAGAAAGGAAAGGTAAACTAAATGGCATTAGGTGGTGGAACATTTACAGCACAGAATAAGGTTCTTCCGGGAACTTATGTAAATGTTATTAGTAGAAATTCAATTAAGAACAATACGGAAAGTGGCGTGGTTGCCATGCCAATATGTTTGGACTGGGGACCTGATGATAAGATTTTTGAAGTGACTGCTGATGAATTTGAAAAGGTTGCATTGGAAGTTTTTGGAAGAAGTCCATATGATGGAAATCTTATTAATGTTAGGGAAGTGTTTAAACATGCAAGTAAAGGTTTGTTTTTTAAGATTAACAATAACGGAGCAAAGGCAGGTTGTAAGTATGCAGATGCCAAGTGTAAGGGCTCAAAAGGTAATTCAATAAAGATTGTTATCAAGAAAAACATTGATCAGACAGAAAAGTATGATGTGTCAACTTATATGGATACAACATTAGTTGACATTCAGACAGTAGCAAGTTCAGGAGAATTAAAGGACAATGCCTTTATTGAATGGAAGGAATCATTTGAACTTGAAGAAACTGCCGGAACATTCTTAACAGGAGGTACAGGTGGAATTAATGATAAGCCAACAAATGAGGCTCATACAATGTTTATGCAGTTATTGGAGAATTACGCTTTTAATGTGGTTGTGGTAATGGAAACAGACACAAAATTACAGGAAGTATACAAGTCCTGGACAATAAGAATGCGTGATGAAATGGGCATTAAGTTTCAGACTGTAATGTATAATTGTGAAGCTGATTATGAGGGAATCATTAATGTTATGAACACAAAGGATGTTATTCCGTGGGTCGCAGGAGCAGAAGCAGCCTGTGGTGTCAACAAGGCTTGCACAAATATGTTATATGATGGGGAACTGGAAGAAATTAACTGCCAGTATACTCAGGCAGAACTTGAAAATGCCATAACTTCAGGAAAGTTTGTTATTCATAAGTGTGGTGATGAACTTAGGGTTTTAAGAGACATTAATTCCCTTACAACAGTAACAGAGGATAAGGGGAGCATTTTTCAGGAGAATCAGACAATTCGTGTGATTGATTACATTGCAGACAATGTGGCATCTGTTTTTAACAGTAAGTATATTGGAAAGATTCCAAATGATGATGCAGGAAGAAATTCTCTTAGAAATGATATTAGAGAGGTGTTTAAGCACCTTGAATCTATAAGAGCCATTGAGGATTTTTCAGAGGAAGACATTTCTGTTGAAAGAGGAACTGAAAGAAGGTCTGTGGTGATTTTAACAAATGTAACTGTTATTGGCTTAATGGATAAATTATATATGACGACTGTCATTAATTAGAGAAATGGAGAGTGAGATAGATGAGTTTTATGAATCCAAATGATGCACCTTCCAGCAGACTTGCAACCTTGTATTGTATTGTTGGTGGACAAAGATATGGAATGCTTAATGCTAAGAATTTTGAAGCAAAGGCAAATGTTAGTCTTGCTGATGTGCCTATTCTTGGTAAAACAATAAAGGGCAAGAAGCCAAATGGTTTGGAAATCAAGCTTAAAATGACATTGTATAAATGTAGTGAGATGTTTGATGAAGTGATTGAAGAATATAAAAATACCGGAGTTCTTCCAACTTTTACTGTAGAAGTAGCGGCATCAGATCCGGCAACAACCATTGGAACGAGTGAAAAAAATTATTATGAATGCATTATTGATGGAGATGTACTTCTTTCATCATTTGATGCTGATGGAGATTTTATTGAACAGGACATTGAATGTTATGCAATGGATTATGCAAGTAGCGCTAAGAACAAGTATAAAACACCTGATTACATGACAAATGTGGAACAGAAAAAATAAGTAACGTGGATAAGGAGAACTAAAAAGCTTCTTATCCATTATTTTTTAGAAAGAGAAGGTAAGGAATATGGCAACTAATTTAAGTGCTTTTTTAAAGAAAAATAAGAAATATAAGGATGATGTGGCATATAAGGTAACCGCTTCATTATGCGACGAAAATGGAACTCCATTGGATTGGAAGATTAAGGCAGTTTCAACTGAGGAATATGAAAGAATTAGAGAGAAGTGTACAACAGAGGTTCAGGTTACAGGAAAGCCGGGTGTTTACAGACAGAAATTTAATTCTTCATTGTTTATTGCAAAGCTGATGTGTGCATCTGTTGCAGAACCTGATTTATACAATAAGGAATTACAGGATTCTTATGGTGTAATGAATCCGGAAGACTTAATTAAGCAGATGATTGATAATCCGGGAGAATATAATGAGTTTGCTGAATTTATTCAGAAGTTTAACGGATTTGACGAAACATTACAGGATAAAGTTAACGAAGCAAAAAACTAATAGATGAAGGTGATCCTGATTCAATGTATGCATATTACTGTCTACATAAATTTCATTGGACACCTTCATTTTTTATGAGTTTGGATAAAAATGAGAGAGCTTTTGTGATTGCTTCCATTAATGCAAGAGTTGAGCAGGAAGAGGAAGAAAGCAAGAAAGTTGGAAAGGTAAGGTAAAGAGATGGCATCAATAATGACTTCATTTCAGTTAACAGACAGAATGACGGCACCGCTTATGAACATAACTAATGCTGTCTCAACTGTAATTAATGAATGTGAAAGAGCCCAAGGCGTGTCAGGAAACATGTTTAATACTTCTAAATTAGCTTCTGCCAGAACAAATTTAGGATTGGCAGATGCAGAGATTAAGCAGATAGCAAGTGACACGTCAAGAGCTTCAATAAGTCAAGAAACATACAATGGTAAAGTAAGAGAGGGGACAAATTCAGCAAAAGGATTACTTTCCACAGTTAAAGGTTTGGTAGCTTCTCTTGGTGGAATATTTCTTATAAGACAGGGAGCCAGCTTTATAGGTGAATGTAATGAAAAGGTATCTCAATTACATCAGGCAGAGACAAAACTTACTGAAGTAATGGGTGCAATGCAGGGAGCAGGAACATCACAGGTTAATATGATGAAAAATCTTACTTCTGAGATAAGTGGTTATGGTGTTGTTGGAAAGACAGCTTTAATAAATGGAGCGCAACAGGCATCAACATATTTTCATCAGACAGATGCAGTTAAAACTTTGTTACCTAAGATGGCTGACTTAGCGGTTCAGATGCATGGTGTTAATGTTACTAATGAGGATATGGTTAATATCGGTAATATGACAGGTAAGGTTATGACTGGTCAGGTTGGAGCATTAAGACGTGCAGGCATTTCATTTACGGATTATCAGGAAAAGGTAATGAAAAATGGAACTGAGATGGAAAAGGCTAATATGTTGGCTCAGGTAATAGAGCAGAATGTAGGAAAGATGAATGAAACAATGGCTAAAACCCCTGAGGGAGTAATGGCAAGAAATCAAAATGATTTTAATGCTGTTAAAACTACAATTGGAGAACAGGTACAGCCGGCGATTGTTAGTATGTTTAATGCAATACATAACAATCTGCCAACCATACAGCTTTTAGCAACCGGGTTTGGAAATGCTGCAGTCTTAGTAATGGGAGCAATAACAGGAATTATTAACATTGGAACGCAAATGATTAATTTCTTTAAATCTAATTGGACATTAATTGAACCTATTATATGGGGAATAGTTGCAGCATTAATTGTTTATAATGCAACAATGGGAATAGGTTGGCTTACAACATTAAAAGATATAGGTGCAAAGGCATTACATGTGGTATCTAGTGCAGCAAGTACAGCGGCTATTATAGCAATGACATTTGCACAGGAAGGATTAAATGCCGCATTGTCATTATGTCCGTTAACATGGATTATTATTGCTATTATTGCAGTAATAGCAGCTATTTATCTGGTTGTGGCAGCAATTAACAAGGTACAGAATAAGACCCGTTCTGCTACAGGTGTGATTTTTGGTGTAGTGGCATCAGCAGGAGCGGCAATCATAAATGTAGGAATAGGAACGATTAACGCAATAATTCAGGCTGTATGGAGTATTTTTGTTCAGCCTTTTATTGGCATAATTGAATGGATTTTAAATGTTACAAATGGTGGATTTGATTCTTTTGGTGGTGCAGTTGCAAATCTGATAGGTCAGATTATATCATGGTTTTTAAGTCTTGGAAAAGTTGTTACCAAGATTATAGATGCCATATTTGGAACAGATTGGACCAGTGGATTAACTTCTTTACAAGATACAGTTACTTCTTGGGGTAAAAATGAAAATTCAATTACATTAAATAAAGAAGCTCCAAGCATTGATTACAGAATTAATTATGGTGATGCTTATGGAAAAGGATATGATCTGGGAAAAGGTGTTGAAAATAAGGTTAAGAATACTTTTGGTAATCTTTTTAAGAAAGGTGAAACAAAGGATAAAGACTATAGCTATGGAACAGATGCCATTACAAATAACACGGCTGAAACAGCAGCAAACACTGCAAAAACATCGGATTCATTGGATATTACAAATCAGCAACTTAAGTACATAAAGGATTATGCAGAACAGAGAGCAATTAACAGATTTACAACAGCAAAAATCAGTGTAGATATGTCAAATGTTATTAATGGTTCTTCAAAAGCTGATATGGAAGGAATAGTTACTCATTTAAAGACAAGATTGGAAGAAGAAATGTCAGCAGTAGCGGAAGGGGTGCATTAGAATGTATAGATTGATTATTGATGGGCAGTATGTACCCATTCCACCTGAAAAAATAAGCATAAAGGTTGATGGTGATAACAAGACAATGACATTGATTAATTTAGGAGAAGTTAACATTCTAAGAAATCCCAAACTTACAGAGATTTCATTTGACTTGTTATTACCTAATCAATATTATCCATTTGCTTTTTATTCAGATGGAAAATACAAGGGTGCCGATGAGTACATTAAGAAGTATAAGGAACTTTTATCTTCCAAGAAGGCATTTAAACTGGAGATTTACAGATATGCTCCAAATAATAAAAAAATATTCAATACTATTCTTAAAGTGTCGCTGGAAAGACTTACAATAACAGATTCTGTCAGTGACGGTTTTGACAGCAGGGTGTCGTTGGAATTTAAGGAATACAGAAAATATGGTGCTGTAAAGGTTAAGAAAATACCAAATACGTACACCATTAAATCCAATAAGGAAACTCTTACATTGATAGCGAAAAAGTGGTTAAAGGATAGTTCCAAGGGTTCTGCCATTTACAAGAAGAACAAGAAGGTTATTGAAAAGGCTGCAAAGAAGCACAAGAGAAAAAGCAGTTCCAAAGGAAAATATCTGTACAAGGGAACTGTTTTGAAGAAACCATAAGGAGGAAAGGATGGCAGACATAATTGATATTGCATCAAAGGAAGTTGGTTATAAAGCATATGGCGGTAACAAGACCAAGTATAGTGCCTGGTATGGAATGAATGGTGCTGCATGGTGCCATATGTTTGCCTCCTGGTGTGCATATAAGGCAGGTGTATCAACAAGCATTGCTCCCAAGACAGCATCAACAGACACAGGAATGCAATGGTTTAAAAACAAAGGAAGATTCAAGTATAAGGGTTCATACACACCTAAAAGAAATGATTTCATTTATTTTAAATCAGATGGTGCATCTCACGTGGGAATTGTTGAGTATGTATCAGGAAGTACTGTGCATACCATTGAGGGTAACACTTCTGACGCTGTTATGAGAAGATCATATCCGTTAAGTTACCATACAATAACAGGATATGGGGTAATCAGTGATTACATTACTTCATCAGGTAAGACATCAAAGGGAAAGAAAAGCGGAAAGAATACCGGTAAAAGTAGTGGAAAACAGGAAATATCATATTTAAGGGAAATTCTTAAAAAGAATGAATCAAAAAAGAAAAAGTCAACCAGAAAGGTGGAGTATAAAGCTGTTTCAGTAAAGAACAGTGAGAAGCTTGTTGTTAATGTTCTGATTAAACACGGCAAGAAAAGGTACAAACATCAGGTTCAGGAAGGATTAAAAACAACCTTTGAGAGAAAAAATGCACCGGGTAAGGTTACTTTTACAACGTTTGTTGACAGCGATTCAAAGAAGAGAATTTCAAATGGTGATTCTGTGGCAATAGTGGTTAATGGCAAAAATTTCTTTTATGGTTTTGTATTTTCCATTTCACCTAAAACAGATAAGACTTTGGATGTTACTGTGTATGATCAGCTTAGGTATTTTAAGAATAAGGATACTTATATTTCAAAAAAGAGAACTTCCACGGTTTTAATTAAGAAAATTGCCAAGGATTTTAAGCTGAATTGTGGTAAGTTGGCGAATACAAAGTATCCTGTGTCAAGAATTGATGATAATGCAACATTGTTTGACATCGTACAGAACAGCTTGGATGAAACCTTAATGGCAAGGGGAAAGATTTATACCTTGTATGATGAATTTGGAAAGTTAAGGTTAAGGGAGCCTTGGAAGGTTAACAGGTTAATAACTTCAACCACGGCAGAATCTTATGATTATAAGGAAACAATAGATGACAATGTTTATAATCAGATTAAATTAGCGTATGACAACACCAAGAAGGGTGTGCAGGAGATTTATATGGCAAAAAACAGTAAGTACATTAATAAATGGGGTGTGCTTCAGTATTTTGACAAAATCGATAGTCGCAAGGGTGCAAAGTTAAAGGTTAAAGCATTGTTGAAGATTTATTGTAAAACAGGCAAGACAATTAAGATTAATAATTGTTTTGGTGACATTAACGTAAGAGCCGGCTGTTTGGTTCTTGTTAAGTTGACAATTTATGGTGAAACAATTTCAAATTATATGTTAGTTGATAAGGTTACTCATACATTTAATAATGGGCAACATCTTATGGATTTGGAATTATCTGGAGGTGATTACGATAGCAGCTACTAGTTTGACACAGTTAATTAAGAAAATAGCAGAGGATGCAAGAAAAGCGGCGAAGCCCTGTACCATTGTAATTGGTACGGTTTTAAAGGCAGATTCGCCTAAAATAAAGGTTAATCAAAAGCTCATCTTAACGGATGAGTTTTTGTATTTTACGGAAACTGCATCAAAGAGCAAATTGAAAAAGGGCGACAAGGTTGTGATGATACGTGCAGATGGCGGTCAAAAGTATCTTGTCGTGGATAGGATGGTGTAAGTATGTTACCTGAAGAATTGGAAGAACTGGAAGATTTTAATGTGGAAGAGGATGAAGAACAGGAGCTTCCCAATAATACATATATGTTGGATTTTGAGAATAAAAGGATTTTGAGAAAATCTGATGAAGAGGATGAAATCTTAAGGCAGGCAATAATAAAGATTCTGTTGACTGAATTTGATTATTACAGCATTTATGAAAATTATGGATTGGAGAAAGCTGATTTATTGGGAGAAAACATTGCAGAGGTAAAGGAAGTAATTGGAGGCAGAATTGAGGAAGCCATTTTAAGGGATGAACGTTTTAATTCTGTTGAGATAGAGAGTATTTCAAATTACAGAAATGAATTGATGGTTTCTCTGACAGTTACAACTTCTGATGATGAAGAGATTGAAGTGGAAGGAGTGAGCATTGATGTTTGAGGATATGACCTTTGAGAACATTTTAAGTCAGATGCTTGAAAATGTGAAGGGGGATGTTGATAAAAGAGAAGGTTCAATTATTTATGATGCGTTGGCACCTGTGGCAATGGAAAGTGCACAGATGTATGCAGACATGGACATTCTTTTGCAGGAATGTTTTGCAGACAGTGCATCTTATTATTATTTGATTAAGCGTGCAGCAGAGAGAGGAATCTTTGTGAAGGAAGGTATTCCGGCTGTGGTAAAAGTGAAATGTATTCCTTCTGATGTGAACATTCCAGAGGCAACAGAGTTTAGCATAGGTGAAATGACATATTCAATTACAGAAAACTTAGGAGATGGATTCTATAGCATGACATGTTCTGAATCAGGAGAAAACGGAAACAACATAAAGGATGATGTGATTCCAATTGAATATGTTGATGACTTAGAAGATATAGAGGCTGTTGAAGTGATTGTGTATGGCACGGAAGATGAGGATGAAGAATCTTTGAGAGAAAGATATTTTGAATCATTTACAGAAGCAGCCTTTGGAGGAAATAAGGCAGATTATAAGGAAAAAGCTAAGGACATTGAAAAGGTAGGTGCCTGCAAGGTTTATCCTGTTTGGAATGGTGGAGGAACTGTAAAGCTGGCAATTCTTGATTCTCAATATAATGAAGCTTCTTCTGAAATCATAAATGAAGTACAGAATACGTTTGATCCAACGAAAGATGGAACAGGTGTGGGAATTGCACCAATAGGTCACATTGTAACTGTTTCAACACCAGAAGTTAAAAGAATAAATGTGGATGTTCAGATTGAATACATGGAAAATTATATTTGGGATGACATTAAGGAAACTTTTGCAGAAAATTTTGCAGAGTATTTAAAAAATGTCATAAAAAATGAATGGGAAGCAAAGGACACAATGACGGTAAGAAGCGGACAGATAGAATCAATGCTTCTTGACATGGAAGGTGTTGCTAATGTTTTAAGTGTAAAAATTGATGGAAAGACAGGTAATTGCATTATTGATTGTGATTATATTCCAAAGGTTGGTGAGATAAGTGGATAGAAAGTTGATTGAGTATCTGCCTGAATGGTTAAGAGAGTTTAGAGAGATAAAGGAATTAACAGACATTGAGCAATCACAGACTGAAGATTTGTGGGAAGCACTTGAAAAAATGTGGAACAATAATTTCATTGAAAGTTTGGATGAACAGGGCTGTGAACATTGGGAGAGAATGCTTGGAATATCCAATAAGGACACGTATACATTGGAAGAAAGACGATTGAAGATATTGGGAATTGTTACAGAGCAACGACCTTTTACTGTAAGGTCCTTGGAAAAGACTTTGGCGGTAATATGTGGTAATGATGAAAGTAAAGGTCCTAATTACTCAGTAAAGTTGGATGCCAATAATTATGTGTTAACAGTCAGGGTTGCCTTAACATCAAAGAATGTGCTTTCTGATGTGGCTAAATTGTTGGACAGGGTTGTCCCAAGCAATCTGTTAATTGATTTGTCTTTGCTTTATAACAAGAATAATCAGTTATCAAAATTTACACACGAGGAATTAAAGAAGTATACACACATTCAATTAAGAGAAGAAGTGTTTGAAGAAGGAAGGAGCACAAGATGATTAATAAAACAAAGTATTTGCAGTTAAAGAAACCGGATGGAGATGAGTTTTATGATATTGATGTTTTTAATGAAAATGCAGACAGCATAGATGATGAATTGAAAAAGAATAATGAGGAGCTTGCCAAGAAGCTTTCAAAGGATGGAAATAGTGACAGTAATATTGTTGCTTTTCAGACAGCAGCAAAAAGAGAAAATATTTTGTCAGGAGAAACACATAAGGTTATTTTTGGAAAAATAAAGAAATTCTTTACAGACTTAAAGACGGTGGCTTTTACAGGTTCATACAATGACTTAACAGATTTACCCAGTTATGTGAAATCACAAACCATAACATCAGCAGTAGATTGGAATACATTAACAGAAAATGGAGTGTATCACATAAAGACAACAGAAGGAACAAACAGACCTGTTACTAACTGGGGAATGCTTTATGTTGAAGGGGAAACATCAACTAAGTTTCAGATATTTATTCCCGATGTAAAGAACAATGTGATTTATAAGCGTTATGAAAATGCTGGCTGGAAGGATTGGCAGGAGTTAACCCTTATTGAAACATCCGGAGAAGTATATGATACAGGCTGGAAATCGGTTGAATGTGGGAATGGTATATCTGCATGGTCTTCAAGTGATGCACCCAGAATTCGAAGAGTTGGGAAAACTGTAGAATTGGTGGGAATTGTAACAAATTCAACAAGTTTTGCAAATCATGATAGTTTGTTTAGAAATATTCCTACAGATATGTGCCCTTCTCGTAATGTATGGTCTATTCAACAGGGAGACATAAAAAATAATACAACTGCCAGATGGATGATGACAATTAATCCAGGGGGCAAAGTATCTTTTGATTATTATGGATTTTCTGGACCTTTAACAATTTCAATAGGTATGTGCTTACCGGTTCATGCAGTATGGACGGTGGATTAAAGGAGAAAAAGATGAACATAAACATAGAAATAAAAGGACAACAGGCGCATATTGTTAACCAGCAGTCTTTAATATCAGGAACTTCCAATTTGGAAGAAATTAAGTTTGATTTTTCTTCTGAATGGGACGGATATACAAAAACAGCCGTAATATATGTAGATGATTATAGTATAAGTGATTCGGTAAAAATGCTTGTTGAAAAGAATGTTGTATCAGCAGAAAAATTACCTAGTTGGCTTTTCAGGGAAGAATGTGAACTTTACATTGGAGTTTTTGGTGACAATTCAGAAGGTAGAAGAATTACTTCAACAATTGTATGTCAGAAAGTAAAGAAAGGCGTTCCGGTAGATGTTGTAAATGAGATTACACCGGATATTTACAATCAGATAATCAAAATAATGTGTGATACAAAGGCATTAGTAAAAGAGGCTGATGAAAAGATAGAAGTTAATAAAGGCTATCTTGAACAGGCAGAGCAGAAGGCAAATGATGCAGCAGATTATGCAGATAGAGCTGGGAATTATTTAGAAGAGGTGGTAGGTCAAAAGACAGATGTTGAGAAGCTAATAGCGAATATTGATGTCAAAGTTGAGGAAAGCACAACAAACATAGCTAACATAACAGAGGCAAAAATGAACGACATTAGCTCTTTAACAGAAGCAAAAAGCAATGACATAGCAACACTTACAACTGCAAAGATGAAAGACATAGCTAATATTACGAATGCAAAGCTTGGAGATATTAACAACACAGCACAGGCACAGATTGAAGCTATAAACAGTTCTGCGGCAGCCGCAGGAGAATCGCAGAGAGAAGGTATTAATACAGTAGCATCAAGTCAGATTAGTAATATTACAAATGTAACAAATCAACAGTTGAAGAATATAAATACCGCAGCTACAAATCAGATAGGAACGATTGAGGGTAAAACATATATACAGATTAAGAATATTAATGACACAGCTACAAGTCAGATTAGGGCTATTAATAACACAGCTTTAACTCAGATAAATGCTATTAATAAGACTGCACAAAGTCAAGTTCAAAATATGACTGTAAAATATTCTGATATGTGTAGAACTCTTGGAATAGAACACGAGGGAATATTATGCCTTCGTAATTTAAGACAAGTTTCAATTAATGTGGCGAGTTTTAAATATATAAAATTTGGAAAAATGTATATAGATTCAACTGATAAAAAGTTAATTTCAAATCAAGGTCCATATCTTTTCAATGTTGACAATTTTGGATATATAAATACAGATGAGGAATATGACATTTCATCAGAAAAAGAATTATCTTGTCATTCAGAATACTATCACGACCCTGAACTTACAGTCTATGTAGACTATAAACTTTATAACAAATCAGAAGAAACAACGGAAGAATAAGAAAGGAAAAAAATATGATTGTTAGAGCAGGACCGCAAGGTCTTTTTTTTATACCCAAAAACAGAGAAAGATGAGGAAAAACATATGACACTTTATCAGATTTTATCCTTGTGTGGGATACCTTCATTAATTGGTGCAATTTTTGTTAGTGCAGTTAATTATGTCAAATTAAAAAATTCATCATATAAATTAATTAAGGACGGAGTTATTGCAATTTTGCATAACAAGATATACACGCTGGGAAAACAGTACATAGCTCAGGAGCATATATCAGTTGAGGCTTTGGATGATTTTGAACATTTATACAAGGCATATCACGCACTGGGCGGGAATGGAACAGGAACAGAGATTTATAAGAGAGTAAAAGAACTGCCAATGAAGCAGGGAAAGGAGTAAACGAATGAGTAGTGACAAGACAAAGAAATGGATTAAGGCAGCAGCAGTACGTGCTGTAAAAACAATGGCGCAGACAGCAGTATCATTAATTACTGTTGGAAATTTAATCACAGAGATTGATTGGGTTTCAATAATTGGAATTTCTGCAACAGCAGGAGTGGTTAGTATGTTAACAAGTGTTGCAGGATTGCCGGAAGTAGAAAGTGAGGAAGAATAATGAAGAAAGAACACGATATTAGAATTGACAGAACAAAGTTACATCCTTGGCTTAATTACAAGTTAACATTATTGCTTAAGCAGTGTGCAAAGAAAGGGATATACCTTATTATTACGCAGGGATTTAGAAGCAAGGCAGAGCAGGACGCTTTGTATGCTCAGGGCAGAACAAAGAAAGGAAGCATTGTAACAAATGCGAAAGGAAGTGATTATTCTAGTCAGCACCAGTGGGGCATTGCTTTTGACATTGCATTGAAGTATGATGTAGATGGAGATGGACAGGTTACAGATGATACCTACAATAATAAAGGTATTAAGGATGTTGCTAAAATAGCCAAGTCAAAGAAAGTAGGGCTTGCCTGGGGTGGTGACTGGGTTAGCCCTGTAGATACACCACATTTTTATCTTGAAAAGTGGGGAGATACTCCGGCTAAGTTGAAAAGAACTTACGGAACCTTTGAAAAGTTCAAAAAGACTTGGACTAAGGAAGTTTTTGGAACAAAGAAAGGATTGAACATCTGGAATAAAACAAGAACAAAAGTCCTTAAAAAGAAAGTTCCAAATAAAACAAAAGTCAATGTAATGTATATCAGTAAAGGATATGCAAAAGTTGAGTATAATGGTGTAGTTGGTTATATGAAAGCCAAGTATCTATTATAATAAAGAAGAAACTAAGTATAAAAGGGGGCTAAAATAGTCCCCTTTATACTAATGATATAG